TTTCCCTGTGGCTAAAGGTGTGATCAGTTTCGACCACAATCCCGCTAAGTACAACCCTGAGGATAAGCCCAGTCTTGTTCCTTTCATGGGCCCTCTGGTGAACGGCGCTCACGCGCCACTCCAGAGCAAGTCCAATGAGGAGCATGCTGTCAAGACCAGGGTCAATGACTACAAGCGACCACCCAGTGCCCAGAAGTATGAGTACTTCATGATGGATTGCATGCAGGAGTTCATTGAGAGAGCTATCCCGAAAGGGTCATTGGTCCCTCTCACCCTTGACCAAGTGCGTGAACGCCAAACCCGTGCCTCCCAACGTCAAATCCTTGATCGCGGAGAGGTGGAGCCTCCTCGAGACTTCGTAACGGCATTCGTGAAGAAAGAGGCCTCACAAAAGGCCGGCGACCCACGCTTAATCGGTACGTTTGATGGCAACACCAAGATGCACATCGCCTGTTTCATGTATGCAATGTATGGAACAGCGAAGTCTCTGCCATTTTACGGATTCGGCAAGCCTCCAACTGAAGTCGCCAAAGGAATAGCCAATGTCTGCCAGAAATCAGACCACGTGGTCAACACTGACTACACCCGGTTTGATGCGACGGTATCACCAGTGGCTCGTCTTTTCGAATGGAAAATGCTCATTCACGCTTTCGGACCAGAGTACCTCACCATCCTGGAGAAACTCCATAAGACACAGTACAACCAGAAGGTTCGCTGTGCTCAGGGTACCAAGTACGATGCTGACTTCGCGCGCATTTCTGGTGAGATGGGAACCGCAATCTGGAACCTATTCCTCAATGCCTTTGTGGCGTACATGGCATGGCGCATGACCGTTGTCAGCCAACACGGTCCCCACCGCACCTACGTCCAGGCTGATGAGGCATGGGAGAATCTCACCGAGAAGGCGCAGTTCGCAGGCGACGATGGTGTCACAGGTGACATCGAAGTCGCAATGCTGGAAGCTGCCGCCGACAAGATGGGCTTCATCCTGAAGGCGCTCAGAGTGAACAAAGGGCAAGCTGGTGTGGAATTTCTTGGACGTAAGTACATGTCCACCGTCTGGTGGGGTGATCCCAACTCTATGTGCGATCTCGCCAGGCAATTGTCGAAGTTCCATACCACCGTGACACTACATGGCGTCACCGAGGTGGAGAAACTGCTGGAGAAGTGCCGTGCCTATGTACTAACCGATGGCCAGACACCCGTCATTGGGCCCTTCTGTAGGGCCGTGTTGGCGGCACATGGCGCCGAGGTTGAAATGACCGAGGCGACCAGGGCCATACGGAGGTGGGGTTCCGACATCCCACTCGAAGTGCAATATCCCAACGAGTTCTGTGATGAGTTCAACCACATCGCAGAAACCTCTCTGGCACCGTACTGCTTCGACTTCGCCGCTTTCCAAAAGTGGCTCGACGAACCGAAGCAACTGGTCGATTACCTTAAACCTCCCACGCTCAGTGAAACCAAGGCTCAGACATACACTGGACGCGTGGTGGTTGGACCCACAGGTGCTGAAGAAGTGCTCGGCCCTGAGGTGACACCCATGGAGCATGACCTGGACGAGAGCAAAAGCGATGAAGAGGAGAACTCTGAGCTAGGCCCTCGGTCCGGGAAAGTCCCTGCCAAAGCGACTACAGAGAAGTCTGACCAGTACTTTACTGATCTAGACTTCCTGGCAACTGCCACCGCCGAGTCAAG